TATGAGACGCCTCAAGTTGCATATATGTTAATTGCTGCTACTCTCTTTCACAGCTATGGCGACAACCGTATGCAGTGGATTAAAGACGCGTATAACGCCTTTTCTAATTTTGACGTTTCTTTGCCTACTCCTGTGATGGCAGGCGTTAGAACGCCCATAAAACAGTTCTCTAGCTGTGTTTTGATAGAGACAGACGACAGTTTGGAGTCAATCAATGCTACCTCAAGTGCAATTGTTAAGTACGTTTCTAAAAAAGCTGGTATTGGTATTGGAGCAGGTTCTATCCGTGCTCTTGGCCAACCTATTCGTGGTGGTGATGCTACTCACACTGGTGTTATTCCTTTCTATAAGCTGTTTCAAGCAAGTGTTAAGTCTTGTAGCCAAGGTGGTGTCCGTGGTGGGGCAGCAACCCTATACTATCCGATCTGGCATCTCGAAATAGAAGACCTGCTCGTACTTAAAAACAACAAGGGTACAGAAGACAATCGAGTACGTCACCTTGATTATGGTGTACAGTTTAACAAGCTGATGTATGAGCGACTGCTAACTGGTGGTGACATTACATTGTTCTCACCAAACCAAGTACCAGAAGTGTACAATGCATTTTTCACGGACAATGATAAGTTCAAAGAGCTATATGAGAGAGCTGAGAGATCAACAAAGCTGACCAAGAAAGTAATGCCAGCTGTAGAGCTGTTCTCTGCATTCCTACAAGAGAGAAAAGATACTGGTCGGATCTATCTGATGAACGTCGATCATGCTAACTCACATGGCGCATTCGATCCTAAGCAAGCTCCTATCAAGCAATCAAACCTGTGCTGTGAAATTGATCTTCCAACAACACCTCTCTATAGTGACGATGATCCTAACGGAGAGATTAGTCTATGTACGTTGGCAGCAATTAACTGGGGTAACATTAAAGAGCCAGCTGACTTTGAAAAGCCAGCGCTGATAGCTGTTCGAGCATTGGATGCGCTGCTAGACTATCAGAATTATCCAGTACCAGCTGCTGAACGATCTACTATGAATCGTAGACCACTTGGTGTTGGCATCATTAACTTTGCATACTGGTTGGCCAAGCACGATACTAATTACAGTGACCCTAACCTTGAACTAATTGATGAGTATGCGGAAGCATGGTCGTATTATTTAATTAAAGCATCAGCTGATCTTGCAGAAGAGAAAGGTGCATGTCCATTAATTGACCACACAAAGTATGGTGATGGTATCACTCCAAACATGACTTATAAGGATGATGTCGACGAATTAGTTAAACCTGCTACACGGATGGATTGGAGATCACTTCGACATCAGTTGGCATGGACTGGAATTCGTAACAGTACACTTATGGCTTTGATGCCTTCCGAGACCTCAAGTCAGATAAGTAATGCCACGAACGGAATCGAGCCTCCTCGTAGCTTCGTATCAGTCAAACAATCTAAAGATGGCGTACTTAAGCAAGTAGTGCCGGAGTATCGTCGTCTCAAAAATAAGTACGAGCTGTTGTGGGACCAGAAGAGTCCCGAAGGGTATCTTAAAATTATGGCTGTGTTACAGAAGTATATCGATCAGGGTATAAGCGTCAATACTTCTTACAATCCCCAGCACTTCGAAGAGGAGAAGATTCCTCTCAGTGAGATGTTGAAACACTTAGTAATGTTCTACAAGTACGGTGGTAAGCAACTTTACTACTTTAACACATACGATGGTGCGACCGATGAAATGGAACCACCAGCACATCCATACTACGAGCAGTCCATCGAGCAAGATGACGAGGAAGATTGTGATTCGTGTAAGTTATAACGACAAATAATCTGTAAAATATAGTCTGTAAGATATAGTGTCGTTATAAATATACGTATGGACTATACTAAACATTACAACGCATTGATTGCGAGAGCCAAGCAACGAGAGATAGATATCTTCACTGAGTCTCACCATGTCGTGCCCAAGTGTATGGGTGGTAGTGATGATGAAGATAATCTGGTTGAACTGACACCAGAAGAGCACTATGTTGCTCATCAGTTGTTAGTAAAGATGTATCCAGATAACTATAACTTGTCTCACGCCGCCAACATGATGGGCTCTATTCGTGCCAACAACAAGTTGTATGGTTGGTTGCGGAAAAGATTGTCACGCTCTATGAGTGTTAACAATCCTAATGCGGGTGGGCACGCTCGTCGTGAGTATAATAAGAAGTATGGTTCGCCTAACATTGGACATAGACACAGCGAAGAGACCAAGAGACTATTGTCTGAAGGCAAGAAGGGTGACAAGAATCCTAACGCTGATGGACAAGTGCGGCGGACAAAAACAAGAGTCGTTAGTGTTAAAGATGGAACCGAGTATTGCTTTAACTCGTTAAAGGAAGCTGAAGCCGCCTTTAATGCTAACCATGCCGGTGTGTGGCAAGCAAGAAAAGAAGATAGACCTTACAAAGGATACTATTGGTATGTCGGTGAGTGATGCAGACGAGTATTGGGTATTATACGACCTCATAAAGAACGCCAAACCAGACCTTACTCACGAAGAGATTGTTGCTCTTGTGGAAAAAAAATTACAAAAGGAAATCAAATGAAATCAGTTTTCGACACGAAGAAGGTTGACAACACCGTACAACCTATGTTCTTCGGTGCACCCGTTAACATTGCAAGATACGAAAACATTAGATATAATACATTTGATAAGTTAACTGAAAAACAACTGGGCTTCTTCTGGCGACCAGAGGAAGTAGATATTGGAAGAGATAGCAAAGATTTTCGTACGCTGTCTGATCATGAGCAACACATCTTTACATCCAACTTGAAGAGACAAATCCTACTAGACAGTGTACAAGGTCGAGCTCCTACAGAAGCGTTCCTTCCTATCTGCTCTTTACCAGAATTGGAGAACTGGATTGTCACATGGACGTTTAGTGAAACTATTCACTCTCGTTCCTATACTCACATCATCCGCAACATCTACAACGATCCAAGTATCGTGTTTGATAACCTACTTGACAATCAAGAGATCGTCGATTGTGCAAAGGACATAAGCAAGTACTATGATAATCTGATCAACAAACCAACCAAGCAGAATCTTTGGATGGCACTAAACGCTGTCAATGCATTGGAAGGTATCAGGTTCTATGTGTCATTTGCATGCAGCTGGGCATTCGCTGAGCTTAAAAAGATGGAAGGCAATGCTAAAATTATTAAGTTTATTGCTAGAGACGAGAATGTTCACTTAGCAAGCACTCAGCAAATGTTGAAGTTGTTAGCTCGTGATGATCCAGAGTTTGCAAAGATCAAACATAACAACGAACAGAATGTAATTAGTTTGTTCGATAGTGTTGTACAGCAGGAAAAGAAATGGGCTGAGTATTTGTTTAAAGATGGATCAATGATTGGTCTTAATGCTCAATTGTTGGGAGAATACGTTGAGTGGATAGCATCCAAGAGAATGCATGCGCTTGGACTCAAGTCTCCTTATAGAGTCCAGCAAGCTAATCCACTGCCATGGACACAAAAATGGATTAGTGGTGGCGAAGTACAAGTAGCACCACAAGAAACAGAAATATCCTCATACATTATCGGAGGCGTAAAGAAAGACGTCGACGAGCAAACATTTGCAGGAATGTCTTTATGACAACAATCACCAATAATAAAGAATGCAACAACTGCGGTGCCGAATATTCAATTAGCTATGATGAAGATCAGTTTGGCATTGGTGAAGAAGAACCTAAATTTTGTTGTTTTTGCAGTAATGAGATTAGTGATTATTTTTACGAAGAAGATGACATGCAGGAGCTGGACTTCGAGGATGAATAAAAATGAACGACTGGCATTATCAAGGCCAGCCATTTACATCTGATATGATAGGTGACAATATCGGGTTCGTGTACCAGATAACAAATTTAGATAATGGAAAAAAATATATTGGAAAGAAGTGGTTTTGGTCTACAAAGAAACTACCACCCCTTAAAGGTAAGAAACGCAAGCGTACAGTCAAAAAAGAATCTGACTGGCAAAAGTATTATGGTTCTAGTGAAGAGGTAAAGATGTTGGTTGAACAACTCGGCGCCGAAAACTTTAAAAGAGAAATCCTAAGGTTGTGTAAAACCAAGGGAGAATGCACGTATTTTGAGGCCAAATATCAGTTTGACTTTGATGTACTTTTAAGGGATGATTACTATAACGAGTTCATTGGCTGTAAGATTCACAGTAAGCACTTATGAAAGAGCAAGAAGAATTACTGGTTATTACCATGGAAGAGTGTGGTGAGTTGATTCAAGCATGTAGTAAAGTTGTTCGTTCAGGAGGCAAAGCAAAGTATCTTAACAATCTTAAAGATGAGATTGGTGACGTCGTAACGATGATAGAGATAATGAAGATGTATGGTATCGTAACAGACGAAGATATTGCTAGCCGCATGCAGGTAAAGCGCAATAAATTAAAAAAGTGGAGTAAGTTGTCTAAATCATAATGAATAAGATTATATTTTTTAGTGACTGGAAACAAATGTACAAGCACCCTACTCCACAATGTCATCCATTTGTGGAGGTTCCATTTAGTGAGCGCGGTAATCACGTCGACGCTGATGCTTACGTACAAATAAACATAAAGCACCCTAAGCACGTTAAAGAACCGTTCCGAGAACCATTTTACGATTACATTAATCAGAGTCGTAAGCCTAAAATAGTTTTTGAGTCTGCTGTGTTCAGACAAAATGTTAATGATGACTTCTTTAAAAAGTATTTCAGATTCAGCTGGAACAGCTTTTTGTGGAACGAAGGCAACTTTGGTCCGTTGGGTAATGGTAGTGATCGATGGGAACGTATTCAGAAAGAGCACAACATAGAGATTAAGCCCTGGAGAGATAAGCCAGGTGAGTACATTCTAGTGGTGCTACAGCATGTGATTGATACCAGTCTAGTACGTATGATAGAGTCGTACGGTTCTTATTACAATTGGTTCTACAATTGCTTAAGTCAAATAAGAACACATACGGACCGGCCCATTGTTATACGTCCTCACCCCAAGCATGGAATGTATTCTGAGTTCTTCGAAGCTCACCGTATCCCAGAAGCAATGGAAAGGTTTTCTGATGTGTACTGGAGCCGTAACCAAGGACGTGATGGTCTCAATGGAGGCAAGTACCTTCAAAAAGATCTTGATGATGCTCACGCAGTAGTTGGGTGGACTAGTAATGCATTGACAGAAGCAGCATGCTATGGAGTACCTGTATATCCTATGAGTCCTGGAAGTATGGCAACGCCTGTTGCACAGCGACCAATTTCAGATATCGACACGATGTACAAGATGCCAGACAGACAGCAATGGTTGAATGACCTAGCATACTGTCAGTGGACGTACAATGAAATTAAAGATGGAACAGCTTGGAATCATATTAAAAATGCTAATATCTCATTCAAATAAGTTTATCTACGTTAAGACAAAGAAGACCGCAGGGTCTTCTATTGAAAGTATTATTGTTAATAACTTCTTCGATCATGACATAGATATTTGTACAGGATCCAAGATTGATGGCACACCTAGGGTCAACATAGGTGATAAGCTACCAAACCAGCCTGATGGTCATAGACCGTGGTGGATGGTACAACATCTGGTTACCGATGAGCAGTGGGGCAGCTATTACAAGTTTACTGTAGAACGTAATCCTTGGGACAAAGTAGTTAGTGAATACTATTGGAAGATGGCTCGTGAACCACAGCTCAATAAGTATAATAATGACATCGACAACTTTAGATATTTCGTTGAGAATGTGTTCGGAAAGTGGTATGCTGCCCCTAGAGATTGGGAACTGTACACCTACAACAATCACCTAGTGGTTGATCAGGTGATCGAGTACAGTAAGCTCAATCAACAACTAGTACAGATGTTTAATGAAAAGTTAAACCTTCCCCTCACTGAAGAGATGATTAGTGGTACCAACAAGAAGTCTGGGTACCGTAAGAAGCATTACACTGAGCTGTATGCTGATGACCTTATAGATATAGTAGCTAATGGATATAGGAAAGAAATCCAACAATTCGGTTATAAGTTTGGAGACTAGTATGGAAGACACTTCCGATCAGCTAAAAGAAGAAACGATTGAGATGTATCAAGAGTTTTATAGAATGGCGATGGATAAGTGTAGTCAAAACCATAGCGGTGTAGCAGTTGCTGGTACTATGATTGGCATTGCTTTACGATTGTACCGTACGGCTATGGATAACGGAGCATATAATGATATGATGTCATACATCTTCGAGAACATAGATTTGATTGAACCGTTTACAACACAAGAGTTTGAAAGCCCAACAGTACACTGAGGATATTATGAGTGATGAGTTGAGAATGTTTATTGGCAGCTCTTCTAATGGAGAAGATGCACCAATAGAAGCTGTGTATGAGTATAGTTTGAGACAAAACTGTAGTCGTGAGATTGATATTGTATGGATGCGTCAGAGTGATGACAGTGATAGCTTTTGGAGTGGATGGAATACTCCTAGGTGGTCAACGCCGTTCTCAGGATTCAGATGGGCGATCCCAGAGTATTGTAACTTCGAAGGTCGAGCAATCTATACTGATTGCGATATGATTAACTATCGTGACATGGCTGATCTTATCAATATTGATATGCAAGGGAAGCCAGTAGCAGCAAGACGTGGTGTTAGGTTTGGTGGACATGAGTTCTGTGTAATGGTATTTGACTGTGCAGCGTTCGAACAACATGCGCTACCAGTTAATCGTATGAAGAACCTAGAAGGCAGTCATCACAGATTCATTAATAAGTTCTCTGGTAACAGTGATCTGGTACATGACTTAGATCCAAAGTGGAATGTGCTGGATGGTGAGAACTACAATCTCAATGACATCTATCAACTTCACTTTACTAACATGGCAACACAGCCATGGACTCCTGGTTGGTTTACTGGGAACACTCAACCGCATCCGAGGAAAGATGTAGTTGAAGAGTTTCGCAAGTATAGTCAGATAGCATTCAATCACGGATATGACAGTGATGCTATCCAATCTGAGTTAAGTCAAAACAACTTCGTATATAATATTATAGGTAGATAATGAAAGTTACCGTATATGGTAAGAGCGCAAACCATCCTAGGTTTGAGCAGACATTGATGAAGTTTGCTACTGGTGTATTAGACAGTGGTGATGACTGTTTCTTGTCTTATGATGAGCAGTATTATGAAACTGATGTCGCTGTGATTTTTGGATCATGGAAAGATCGTGACATGACTCATCATAATGTAAAGCGAGAGATCGTATCCAAAGCTAAGAAGTTCATCGTACTTGAGACTCCTTTAATCGGACGCGGTCCTGTCAAGGATGTGATGGATGATGATTGGTACCGTATTGGTATAGGAGGATTCCTAGCTGACACTGGTACATTTCACTGTGGTACCAAAACATCAGATAGGTGGGACATCATTCGTAAACACTTTCGTATTAAGCTGCCAACTTATAATCTAGATCACAAAGATAACATTGTAGTAGCACTACAGCTCCCAGGTGATGCATCATTGAGAGGAGCATCTATTGAGAAGTGGTGTCGTGATACGTGTCTAGCTATTCGTACTCAGACAGACAGACCAATCATAGTGAGACTTCCTCAGCTTGAACGTAACTGGGATGTTGAACCATTGGAAGTCGCTCGTCAGTTACCCAATGTCGAGTTCCAGATGGGAACCAAAGATAACTTAATACCAACACTTAACAGTGCTAGATGTACTGTGACATACACAAGTGGATTCGCTATTGATTCGCTTTTGAATGGTACGCCGACGATCGCTATGAATCCAGGC